TGGCTTAAATGCTGCACCACCAGAAAGAATACCAACTTTACCTGCCATATATGGACCTGAGTGTGATTCTTGCCAGTTACGAGCAATGTCTCCTGCTTGCTCTGCGTTTAATTCTCCTGCAACTTCAATAACTCCACCAGGGTTAGCAGCGTTACCAAAATATGATGCAGCATATGTATCAGAAGCCTGTGCAATACCAACAGACATACGGCAAGCACCAATTGGGCTTAAGCCATAGTATGATCCTGGCATTCTAAATAGTGGAATATGAAGAACTTCATTGCTTGTTAAAATTTGGTCATATAGATTATTGTCTATATCCTTAACTCTGTAAACAAGTGGTTCTCCTGGGATAGGTCTTTCAATTCTTACTTCATTTGGGTTTAATACATATAGTTCTGTTACTTCGTTATTATCATCTCGTACCGTCAAAATAAATGCGTTACCATGTAGGTGCATAGAAGTAATTACTTGCTCAATGAATTCTAGTCTTGTTTGTTCTGGGTTTGGAGTATTAATCCATGCTGGAACATCTCCATAAACTGATGCATAGGAAAGGCGATTGCGTCCTCTGCGTACATATGCACCCATTGGCAATGAAGAAATAGTATCTCCAAGCAGTCTTACACATGCATAAACGGTAGATGTACGAATAGCAGATTCTGTATCAACATATGTACCTGTGTTGGCTACACCAAATAAAGGACGAGGTGGAATCAGTGGAAGGATGTACTGACTGTTCATATCTCTTGCTTCACCAGAAGCCTTTAGTCTTTTAGATAGACTCATATTTGATTACCCTTTTCCCTTAGTTAATTTTACCATCATTTGGTCGCATACCATGCTGCCATTTGTCCAGAAGTCATTGATGAGTTCCAACCTATTTCAGTACCAATAAATGCTCCAGTAAATCCTGTATCAACTGTATGAGTTGATGTAGTTCCAGTTGCATTATAGTCTGAGGCTGTTGCTACCTGAACTCCATCTACAAATAGTGTTAATGTTGAACCAGATCTGCTAACTGCTATAAAGTGCCATTGATTATCGCAAACATTTGCTGAGGTAAGAGCAGTTCCAGTAGAACCATTAAAGTATGGTTGAACATCCAGAGTTCCTGATGATGTAATATTAAATTTACCAGACCCACCAGCACCATAGTTATAATTTGCACTTAAATATGCAGCAACTACTTGTGTTGCAGTGGCTGGAGCACCATTTCTTCTAAACCAAAAACCAAATGTGGCATTTGCTGAGAAGAAACAATTTGTTGCTGTATTATTTGTTCCAGGTGAAGAATAAGATCCATAATACACCATTGATCCACCAACTGGACCATGGCCATTTGAGTAAAGATTAGATGTAAATGAACCAATATCTCTTAATACCACTTCTCCAGCAGAGGTTCTAAATGCTAATTCGTCTCTTTGTGCACTATCTGTAAGAGCCTCTCCAATTGGACCAAAGTGAGTAGGGATACCAATTGTAGAAATAGCATATCCAATCCAGTCTCCTTGTTGAGTTGAAGATAATGATCCATCACCCTTAACAAATTGATTAGATGTTCCACCAGAAGTAATTAGACTATTAGCAGTTAATGTTCCACCAATAGTTACAGTATTTGCTGAAAAATCTCCACCAATTAATGGAGTTGCTGTATTGCTGTTATCAATATAAAGTTTATTGCTACCCGTTTCATTTTGTCCTGCTTGATATCCAAGAAACACATTGTTTGAACCAGTAGCATTTGATCCTGCTTCAAATCCAATGTATGTACTGTTATTGTATTGGTAGCCATTTCTTCCTGCGTTTCTTCCAACTGCTGTGTTACTTGAAGAAATATTAACAGATGCTACAGGAACGCTAAATCCTGAACCTGTTGCAAGTCCAGCAGGAGCAGTTGAAGCCAGAATTGAAAGAATTGAAGTAACTCTAACGCCTCTACCAACAACAATAGTTACTCCTGTTACGACTCCACCTGACACTGTAATATCTGCAGTAAGGTTTCCTGCACTAAATCCATAGAAATGATCAGTAGTTAAGTTAACATTTGTATATGTTCCATCAGTGTAGCCAGATCCTGGAGTAATTGCTCCAAGTGAAGCAACTGTATCTGTTAGATTTTGAAGTGTTGCTTGTCCCAATCCTGTGTTTTGTGTACCAGCAATAATTTGAATTAGCGATGCTCCACCAACGCTGGTGTTAAATGCTCCACTAAAGTTTACGCCTTGACCTTGATTTCCAATTGCTGTATTACCATTCACGCCATTTAAATATTGAAGTGTATTCGCACCAATTCCAATATTTCCAGTACCAGTTACAATATTTTCTAAAGAATTAGAACCAAAGGCAACCATATTTGAGCCAGTTGTTACAGAACGCAAAGTATTTGGACCAACAGCAATATGTCCAGTACCTGTTGTTAATGATCCTAAAGATCTATAGCCAATTGCAAGAAGGTTACTTCCTGTTGTATTAGTAAGAAGTGCATCTGCGCCAATAGCAACATTTGTAGCACCTATTGTATTTGCATTTAAGGTATTAACTCCAATAGCAATATTTTGATTACCTGTTGTGTTGTTTGCAAGTGCAGTGTTTCCAATTGCTATGTTAGTAGCACCCGTACCTGCTCCACTGTTAATAGCAATACCAGCAATTTCCATGCCACCTGTAATTACTGGAGTTCCAGTACTCATTACAAATGTATCGCCTGTACCTGTTTGTGAGAATATAGATGATGTACCTGATACGGATCTTATAGGTCCTGCTGTTAAGTCTCCTCCAGGTCCCGTCGCTCCTGTGGCACCAGTCGCACCAGTGGCACCTGTAGGTCCTGTAGGACCTGCATCACCAGTAACACCTGTAGGGCCAGTTGGCCCTGTGTCTCCAGTAACTCCTGCTGGTCCTGTTGCTCCTGTAGGGCCTGTAGGGCCTGTAGGGCCTGTAGCACCTGCTGGAGTTGAATCTAATGATCCGTCACCCTTTACATACTGTGTTGAAGTACCACCACGAGTAATAAATGCTGTGGCTGCTATGTTTCCAAAGTCTGATAGCGTATTAGCATTAGTTCCAGTAAGACTTGAACCACCATAATCTAAAACAGAGTTAATTATTGAGTAGGTTCCAGCAAACGAAACTGCCTTTTCTGCTAAAGTATTTGGATTAAATACTTGGCAATTAAACAAACTAACAGTTCCTGCAGCCTGTGTTATTGCATATGTACCAGTAGTATAAATTGCTGAATCAACAAAATAAACAGTACCAGTAGTTAAAACTGGACTAAATACATTTTTTATGTTCTTAATTATAACAACAGCACTAGCATTATTGATTGTTGGAACACCAATTCCTGTACCATCATCAAAACGAACAATACTAGCACCTGTAATTGACACAGCAGCATTAGTTGCAAATCTTGGACCTGTAAATACTACTGTTCCTGAAGAAGACTTGTTAAGCGCAGTTATTACAGAAAGATTATTAAGGCTTGCTGATGCAGTTCCTGTAATATCTAGCGTTCCAATATTAATTCCGTTTACTGTTGCACTAGATGCAGCAGAACCAATAGTTAATGTTCCATCAATAAATACTTGGGATGCAGTAGATAATTGTGTAATATTAGAAGCAGAAAGTGTAATACCAGTTTGTGCTGGAAGTGTAGGACTTTCCACATATGTTCCAGGATGAATAATCAAGGTTGTTCTTGTAGAAGTTACCAATGTTAATGCATATGTAATTGTTGCTACTGGCTTTGTTAGATCACCGTTTCCAGTTATATCGCTTCCATCTGTTCCTGATACATGGATTTCTCTATCGTATCCCGCAAAATCTGGGCCTGTGGCACCAGTTGCACCAGTTGCTCCTGTTGATCCAGTTGCACCAGTAACGCCAGTTACACCTGTAGGACCAGTAGCACCTGTAACACCAGCATCTCCTGTAACACCTGTTGGTCCTGTAGGACCAGTGTCTCCAGTAACGCCTGTGGGACCAGTTGGTCCAGTATCTCCAGTTACACCAGTGACACCTGTAGGTCCAATATCTCCAGTTACTCCTTGTGGCCCTGTGACACCTGTGGCACCAACGGGACCTGTAACACCAGTAACACCAATGTCACCAGTAACGCCTTGTGGTCCTGTAGCACCTGTGGCACCAGTATCTCCAGTAACTCCTGTTACGCCAGTAGAGCCAGTAGGTCCTGTGGCTCCTGTACTTCCTGTGGCACCAACTGGGCCTGTCGCTCCCGTAGGGCCAACGATACCTGCACTAAATACTACAAAAAGAACATCTTGATTATTAGAAAAGTTAGTTGTTCCTGTTCCACCTGATGTTACAAGTGTTACTGGAATCTCAACATATCCTGTTTGTAATGTTGGTGTAGCAGATACTGTAAACTTTTGGAAGTTACCAGAAACATTATTGTCTTGAATAATTAAAGTATCGTTTGTCTTGATCAAAGCCAAGAAGATATCAATATCAAATCCATCTAAATCAATATGGCTTACATTGATTTGTGTTGCATTAATCTGTGTTGCGTTGTTATAAATAATATGTGTGTTGCCAGGATCACCTGATGTAGATGTAGTCTTGATTTTGTAATCATAGAAACTAGATGATCCACCGTCTGCTCCTGTGGCTCCTGTAGGTCCCGTCGCTCCTGTGGCACCAGTGCTACCTGTTGCTCCAGTGCTTCCAACTGGTCCTGTAACTCCTGTAGGACCTGTATCTCCAGTGACTCCTTGAGCACCTGTAGAGCCTGTGGCTCCAACTGGACCTGTTACGCCAGTTGCTCCAGTGTCTCCAGTAACTCCTTGAGGACCAGTAACTCCTGTAACTCCTTGTGGGCCAGTTGCTCCAACTGCACCACTTACTCCTGTAGCACCAGTTGATCCTGTACTTCCTGTAGGACCTGTATCTCCAGTAACTCCAGTTAATCCTTGTGGACCAGTTGGTCCTGTACTTCCTGTGGTACCTGCTGGACCTGTTACGCCTGTAGGTCCTACATCACCTGTAACACCTTGAGGCCCTGTTGATCCAGTTGCTCCTGCGGGACCTGTACTTCCTGTTGGTCCAGTGGCTCCAGTTGTTCCAGCACCTGCTGGACCTGTCGCTCCTGTCGCACCTGTGGCACCTGTTGGACCAGCACCACCTTGTGGACCAGGTGCAGTGACTGTAACAATGTTGTTTGTTTCGTTAACAACTACTTGATTTGATATTGACGACATTATCTTGTTACCTCTCCACTGACTGTTACTGTTCCTTGAATTAAACGAGTTCTTACTCCACCATTGCTAAGTTCTAAGTCATAAACATAAAGACCTGCATCAATGGCTGCTTGCTCATCTGTTGCTATTAAATTTAATGTTCCTGTAGCACCAACGATTGTAATACCACCATTTGAAGTTGATAGAGTTAATACAGGAGTATCAGAATCAAACTTACGACGAACTTGCATCTCTGCCGTATAGCCAGTTAAGTTAATTGGTGCACCATTTGAATCCTTATAGACTATTTGTAGAGTCCATGTAGAACCTTGGTCAAGAGTAAAGTTATATATGCCTGCAATTGCCACGATTACTCCTTTTCCGTAATATAAACTAAAAATAAGCCTAATGCTATAAAACTAACTGGTGGAAAGATTAGGAAAAGTCCATATGTTGCAAGACCTACGCCAGTAACCTCTGTTATTACTGACCAGTCTATTTTTAGTTTTTTCATTATGCTCCTATATTGAATGAAACCTTGCGACAGGTTGTTTAGGTGGCTTTGGTGCTGTTGCACGATCATAGCCAAATATTGCTGCTACAGCAGCGTCAATCTTACGCTTATTTGTAGCCTTTGCTACCATCAGACCTCTTGAAGAAGTCTTGGTAACTGTGTTTGATATATGTCTGGCAAGTCTTTCATCACCATCATGAGTAAATGATTGATTCATAATTGCCTCGTAAAATTTCTGTGTTGCGGGAACCATACGCTCTGCTGAGTTTGGATAAGAAACTACTGGCATACCTTCCTCATCAAGTAACATAAATGTTCTTGACCAACGAGCAGGATCAAAGGTAACTTCTCTGACACTTATATTTGGATCTCTATAAGTATCAATAATAGTCTTTTCAACCTCTGCAATTGGCACTGACCAAAGTGGATCTGGGTCTACTTCTGGTAGTTCCCACAAGCCTACTATCTTTAAGTGTGGCTTTTCTCCACCTAAGTACCAGGCAATTATAGCAGTAGAGTCGTTTGAAAAAGCACCATCAAAGGCCAAGATAACATCTTCTCCAGGAATGATTTCTCTATCCTTAAGTAGCAGTGCATCCCAAGCATCTGACGGAATCCAAGATTGACCTGTAGAGGTCCAGATATTTAATCTCTTAGTTTTAAATTCTGATTCAGGTGTAAGCAATGACGCTGAAAGCATATCCTCTTCAGAAACGATATCGCCCATTGAAGGATTTGCTAAATACCAGTTCTCAGGATCCTTGTAATTGAGTTTTTCATCACCCTGATACCAGGCAAAGAAGAAAGAAGGGTCTTCAATCTCTCCTTTTGCTATCTGAATTCCTCTGTTATACATCTGAAAACAAATAGAATCCTTACCTGCAGAGTCATATTTAGTACCTGCTGTGGTGATTGCAACCAACATTGGCTCTAATCTTGCACCCATAGATAGTGATAAAACATCGTAAAGTTCTCTATTTTGCTGTGCATGTAACTCATCTATAACAATAAAAGTAGAGTTTAAACCTTCTTTTGTAAAGGATTCAGATGATAATGCTCTATAAACAGAACCTGTCATAGGGTTATAGATAGTATTCTGATAAACTTCTAACATGTCTTTTAACTCTGGTTCAAGTTCAATCATCTTCTTTACCGTTTTGAAAATGATACGAGCCTGTTCTTTATCTGCTGCTGCAGAATAGATCTGGCCTCCGTTAACACCTAAAACAATTTGCTCTAAAACAAGAGAAGCAATCAGTGCTGACTTTCCGTTCTTGCGTGGAACGCCAATCAAAGCACGACGATGCTTTAGCATCCCATCTTCTCTCTCAGCATAAAGATGAACGAGCATGTCTTTTTGCCAGGGCCTAAGAATAAACTTCTCACCAGTCTTACCAGCGATAGAGTCTTCAGTTAAATGACAGAGAGTCTCAATAAAATCTATGACTTCATGACCACGAGAGTTAGATAACTCAGTTTCTGAAACAGGCGATAAAAATGTTGGAGGCCAAGTCATCTTAACCTCTAAATACTAACGAAAGCCTGTTCTTTTCAAAGTCAATATCTATAATTTCAACTTCTACTTCCTGGTCCATAGCATAGGACTCAGGTAATGATTCGCCCATCTTGGACTTATGAACAAGACCTGCAAGCATTCCCATTTCAACAAATACACCATAGTCAGTTATTCCTGAAACTTTAGCCTTATGTGTTTGGCCTATGGCTAATTTGGCAAATTCAATTTGCTTATCTTCCTTTTGCATTTGCTCAATAAGTGAGCGGCGATTAAGAACGATACTTCCTTTTGCTCTATCAATTGAGTGAATTAGGAATTCAGCATCATGACCAATATACGATTCAAAGTCTGTAACCCTATTTACATCAATTAGAGAACCAGGCAAAAAGGCCTTAACTCCAATATCAACAATTAGGCCACCCTTAACCATTTTAACTACTTTGCCCATAATAGGTATAGATAGTTCAAATCTATTTTGAAAGTCATTCCAAAGGGATTCTACTTCATTCTGTTTTAAGGATAGTATGTATTGTCCTTCTTCATTCTTACTTAGGACTATTGCTTCTACTACCTGCCCAATTTGGACAACATCCTCAATATAGGCATCCTTACGATTTGATATTTCAGTCTTTGGGATAAATGCTTCTGTCTTATCGCCAATATCCACAAGTGCACCATCACGACCAATTTGAACCACAGTGCCAGATACTGGCTCCTTGGTCTTAAAGGTCTTCATGGATGCATCTATGGCAGCCATAAAATCCTCTGCCGTTCCTATATCGTTAATTGCTATTTGTTTCATTTATTACTTGGTCCCCTGTTTCTATCAATTCAGATTCAGCCTCAACAATAATTGTATCAGACTTGGCTCTGTTATGCCTTCTTTCCAAAAGTTTGTCAATAGAGGTTGCAGCCTTGACCTCTGCAACGCCTAAGCGTGATCTCGCAATAGGATCAAAGCCAAGAGATGCTAACGCATCAGTGTATGCTTTATTAATTGCGACAAACGCTCTACCATCGTTGCTCTCAAG